GTAGTCTTCATCAGTGCCTTTAAATTCGTGTTTGGACTCAACGTAGGGTCCTGCAAGGGCAGGTGTCGCCAGGGCAGACAGTGCCAGTGCGGCAAGAGCGATTGCTTTCATTTGTTTGGAATTCCTTTGTGAAAAAATAGATCAACGACTTTTGATCCAAGAGTAATTTAGCATGGGTTAACCGTCATGTAAACTAACGTTAGGTTAACCTTTAAGTAAAGGTCAGTAAAAAGGGTCTCGGTTAGGAGACCCTGGTAAAGTTATTTGTCTTCTAGTTTGACACGATACACAGTGCGTCGTGCAAACCGTTGATCAATTTTGAGTTTACCCACATAGAGACCCACGATCCAGGCGGTAAAGAGGAAACCCTCAAACCATCCCATCGTGTTCCATGCTTCTACTGCATGTTCCATGTCACTCCTCCGCGAGACGAGCGAAGTAAGAGAGTGCGTCATCATCATCGACGACTGCCTCTTCCTTAACAGGAGAGGGAGCACTCATCTGTTTACGGAAGTCCGACTGATCAAACTCGGCAACGGGTTCGTACTCTTCATCATCCACAGAGGGACGAGCAGCAGGACGTTGGGAGATACCAAGCACCATGTTCAGACGACGCTCAAGATCCTCGTAGGACTTGAACTGATCCTTGGCAGTGAATGCCTCAAGGGAATGCTCAGTCTTCCAGATGCCTTCGAGTTCATCGTCGTCTGCACTGAGAGCAGAGACGCTATCAAACTCAGAACTATCGTAGTTCCAGTAACCTGCGACCTTTTTGATCTTCAGTTTGAAGTTAGCACCTTCCCAAAGGTCAAAGACATTGACAGGAGTCTCGTCTTGGAACTCAGGTTGCATGGCAGCGAGGATCTTGTCATGGATCTTCTTACCATACTTGTAGAGGAACACCTTGCCCTCGTTCTCAGGGTGCTTAGGATCCTTCACGACATAGATGTTGCTGTAATACTGGAGCTTACGCTTCTGCTTACGAGCAGTCTCTTTGTCTTCATCACTGCCGCTGTTCCAGAGACGGCGGTTCACTTCACCAACAGGATCCTTCTCGTTGAGTGTGGTCAGGGAGTTTTCGATGTACCAACCACCAGGACCTTGAAAGGCGTGGGAGTACAGTTTTGCCCAGGGGATAGTCTCACCTTCAGGGGCGGGGAGGAAACGGATAACAGCATACCCGTTGCCAGAAGCGTCAACCTCTGGTTTCCAGAAACGGTCATCAACGTTCTTGCCGCTGGATGACTTTTCAAGTTCCTTCTGTAGGAAGTCAAAATTGTTCTGGGATTTACGCTTCAGATCTGCGAATGACATTTGGATTACCTCGGATTAGTTTGGATTTGGTTTGAGTGTTGGGTCTTACGTGCGAACTAGTCTCCCAGTCCCGTCTGCCCAACGAAGTTATAATAACAAATGACAGGTCGGGCGTCAACCCTGTGTGCCACTTTCTAACTGTCTCTTCATGAGTTCGACTCGCTCAGTAAGTTCATCAAACATCTGTTCAACAGTGGTTCCTGGCGTTGCGCCAAGCATAATGATACCCTGCTTCATGGTCTCTAGTACAGAGACCGCCTCGGGATCGTCACTTAACTTAATACGGAAGTAAAAAGTTTTCTGCTTCTCAATCAGCAGTGATAGTTTATCAAAGTAGTCCATCTTCCTCTCATCATCGAGAAGAACAAAGTTCATAGCAGATCTGAAACAGAACTGCTGTAGTTCCATCATCTCTTGGATGTCACCACGAATAATATCAGATTGAAAGAAGCTCATACCAGCATCAACTTAGCTCGACTTGTTTTTTTCATGAAGTTGAGTTGCTGTGCCTCGTGACGGAGTTTTTCCTTCAGAGGTTTGCTAATCAACTTGTTAACACTATCTAGTTCAATTTCGTTTAACTCACAGTAGTGGATAACCGAATCAATATAATTCATGTCTGGATTGTGTAAAGCAATCTTCTCCACTTCCTGCGAGAATCTCGCAGCGGTCATAAATTTATCCTCTAATAATTGTTTTTTCTCCATACCGTTCTTGATACTCCGCGATGTAACTCATTAGTTTCATAAAGAATTCTTTCTTAGGTGGAAGCACCTTAACTTGAGTCTCTCCGTTTTCGCAAGCAACGATAGTCACGAGTTGTTTAACGCTCAACCCGTAATTTTCTTGAAGCATACATGCGTATGCAGTTTCCTGAACGAAGTAGTCGTAAAGATATTTCTCACGCTTGGGTTCTGCTGCTGTCTTAAAGTCAATGATAGACAGCACTCCGTCGAACTCAGCAATACAATCGACGCGCCCTGCGATCTCTAAATGTTTAGAGTAGAGCGCCGCTTCCTGTAAGTAAATATTATTTATGCGGTCCAAAACAGGGCGACTGTGCTGGAACATCAATACAGGGAGCGGAAACTTACTATACTTCTTTAGGTCAAGATTGTTGTTGAAGTAGTCCTCAACAATGGAGTGATACTTTGTACCTCTATTAGTGGATCTCTTGGAGACGTTGTTTGCTTTCTCCTCACCCACGCGGGCTCGCCACCTAGCAATGCCCGCTACCTTTTCTTTGTTATTGCTAATCACAGTGGTGACAGACGGAAACTTAAAACCTTCTGGTGTTAGGTAAACACGTTTGCCATCCACCATCTCGGCAGTCATTTCGATAGGATCTAGTCCCACATGATTAAACAATATCATAGACCCAGATTAATTTTATTGATGAGGTAAGACTTGACAATACCAGAACGAACGATGTCCTCAATACCAAATTCAATTAGCGAGAACTCATCCATGTTCTGTAGGATGCGTTGGAAGTCCAAGATACCTGAACGCTCAGAGATCTTTTGTAGGTCAGTCTGTGCTGCGTCTCCACAGAAGATGATCTTACTGTCTTGACCGACACGAGTGATGATACTATCCAGTTCGTGGAAGTTCAGGTTCTGACACTCATCAATAATAACGATAGAATTATCAAGAGTGGTGCCACGAATAAAACTGGTGGACCAGAACGAAATAGTTTCCTGTGCCTTCAGGTTGTCATAGAGCATGTCATACGATGCATCATCAGGCATCTCGAACATGGACTGTACCATATTCTTGTAAGGAATCTGATAGAGAGAAGACTTATCCTCGTGGTCTCCTGGTAGGAAACCAATCTCTCTAGTAGCAACCAGAGAGCGGACGATATAGATCTTTTCATATGGTGTGTACTCATTCAGTACATCTTTGAGTGCCTTGTAGAGTGCCACAAAGGTCTTACCTGTGCCTGCTACACCATAAGCGTAGATCATCTTGCCCTTATCCCACTCATCAAAGAAGATCTGTTGATTGTGAGTAAGAGGTTCAACTGGCACCATGTATGCCTCATCGATAGGCTTACGGCGTTTCTTTTGCTTGGCACTCATGCCTTGTCCTGGTGCTTTCACGGTCTTCTTTCTTGCTGGCATAATCAGTAACGATATTTTTCAGTAATAGTTCTGTTGTTCTTAACTTTTGCTTGAGGAACAACTTTGTTCTTCATGATGTCAGTCCATCCAGGGTGAGTCTTGCTCATCTTGTCTCTCCAATCACCAACTTCACCAGAAGCAGGGCAAGTAGATGGATCACTCCAGTCTCTCTGCCAATCTGGATTTTCTTCAGACCACTTTGTCCACTGTGTCACAGTCATGTGAACTTCTTTCTGTTCACCAGTGACTTTATTGATAACAGGATATGTAGGCATTAGTTCCACTCCAGTGCTTCAGCACAAATAGGAAATTGTTCAGCAAACACACGTCTGGCATCTAGTGCGATGTCCATGTGTTCTTTTTGCGTACCATTAGCAGAACGCAATTCTATGTAGTGAATCCACGACCGAACAGATCCAGTCATGTAGATTCTGGTGGGAACGGCGAGGGGAAGCACAAAACGCGAACACTCCTTTGCGATTCCCATCTCAAGCATGTGCTTGTAGATATCCATGGCACTCTGGAAGTGACGTTTGATAGTGATCTCAAGTTCTTGCTTCAAGAAAGGATCAACATCATCAATGGAGTTCTGACGGTTCTTATGATCTTGTGAACGAAGATCAAACAAAGGGATCTCATCTGCCAACATAGAACTGTCAGCATACCGCTGGGAAAACTCCTGAAATGTGAACGAACGGTGACGCAAAATTTGAGCTGCGATTCCCCTGGTAGTTTCAATCTCCAGGGTCATGTGTGCCTGCTCGAAGACAGACCAGTGGTTATGTTTGATGCAATACTTTAGCAGACCAGCAACCTTAGGATTCTCCTGGTTGTTCGGATTGCTCACTCGTGCCACGTACCCCATCGTCTTCTCTGCGTCTGGAGTTACTGTTACCAACTTCACTGAATTCATTACTAAATCCTTTCTCCTGTTTGCGTCGTAGTTGTTTTTCTTTCAGTGCTATTTTAGCACGTCTGAGTGCCACTGCCATGTACAAGAGTTCTTCCTCTGTGTACAAGTTCGGGTTCTTCTTTGCTTGTTTAATTGCCATCTTCGCTAAGCGAATCTGATCTTTGAGTCGTGTCATAGTAGGCTTGATAGTAGGCAACAATGCCATCGGGTCTTACGTTTCCTTGGGACACCCAATCATGAGCACACTCATAAATCGACTGCGAAGAATACTTTGGTGTGCCACCTTCTAATTGGTGACCAAACTTTGAAAGCAGCACCTTCAATGCT